GGGCTCTGCGGCTGCCGGCGGGAACGGTGGCGCTTCCGGCTCTGGCTTTTTGGCCTTGAAGTCCTCGGGACCGAGGATCTCCGCGGCCTCGGCTTCCGTGAGGCGGAACGCGGTCTTGATGATCCCGAGCCCGGACTGGCGCGAGATCTCCCCGCTCGCGACCTGGACCACGACCTCGACCAGCGAGGTCACCTGCGCGCCGTTCATGGCCGTCGCCGCGACGTTGGCCTCCGGTGCGGGTGCCGCGGCCGGCTCGCCCGTCGCGCCTTCCACCGGCTCCTCCAGCGTCCCGAGGCTGTCGCGCTCGTCGAAGTCCACGTCGGTCTCGTAGCTGTACTCATGCCCGCCGAAGCGCGACTGCGCCACGTCGTCGGGCTCGAGCACGCCATTCTGGATGTACGCCACGTCGATGTCGGCCTGGACCTTCCGCGCCGCCGTCCTCTCGGCGTTGCCCTCCTCGAGCAGGGGCCGGAACGCGATCGACCACTCCGCGGGCTCGCCCCCGCGCATGGCGAAGAGGATCTTGTACAGCTTCTCGATCGCAGGCCGGAGCTTCTTGCTCTGTCGCGCCGCGGTCCTCGCGTTGCGGAGCTTGAGGTCGCTCTCGCCGGTCGCGTTCATTCCGGCCGGCGACTGCCCGAATAGGTCGGTCACCTGCATCTCAGCGGCGGCGGCGAGCCGGGACATGAAACGGTCGAGGATCTCTGCGAGCCCGGCGATCGGGGTTTGCTTGCGCTCCCAATCGTCATCGGCGTCGAGGACGACGGCGCGCGCCACCGACCGCGACAGTTCGATCGCCTTCATGCGCATGGCGAGCGTCGTGGTGTCGCCACTGGCCACTAGCTCGGCAAGCCCCTTGATCTTGAACACGGCTTGCGCGAAATCGTGCAGCAGGACCGCGGCGGCGGCGAAGCCCATGTTGTAGTCGCGCAGGACGCGGAATACGCGAGTCAACGCTGAGTCGCCCCATCCCGAGTAGTTCGAGATCTGCTTCTTGCTCACGCGGATTCCGGGGAAAACGATCAGCCTGGACTCGTGGACCTCGGCGAGCGCCGGGACCTGCGCCGTGTTGGTCTCGTAGGCCGTCCCCATGGTCTGCGGGAAGATCGAGTAGGTTGCCGGCTCACCGTACTTGGGCGCGCGCCAGTTCGTGTAGTAGCGCGCCGGGATCAGCTCGTCTGGCTCGAAGACGGTAAGGTACTCCACCGCTCGCACGGCGTTGAGGTTGAGCGGCTTCGACAGCTCCTGCGTGTCGTTCGCGCCGATCAGGATCGCCGCGCCCCCATAGGCCCGCTCGTACTCCATCGCCAGGCAGAGCTTCTCGACGAAGAGTAGATCCTCTGCGTCGGTCATGACCGCGGAAGCCAGGTCCTTGTCGTCTGGCGTGAGCAGGTCCCAGCCGGCGCGCAGCATCTCCTCGGGCCAGAACTCGATGATTCGGGCGGCGAGGTCGTCGCCACGCCACAGCACCTCGGCGTCCTCCATCGGGATGTAGTCCACGACGAACGACGTCTGCATGCGCTTGTCGTAGGCCGCGGTCCCTACCCCGGTCAGCACGCTCTGCCAGCCGTCGCTGTGCTGGCTCACGTACTCGCGGAGCCGCGCGTAGGCGTCTGCTCGTGGCTGGGATTCGGGCTTCGCTTCGTCGCTCATCACCACACTCCTAGCATCTGGGCGCGAACCACATCGAGCCCCTTGACCATGTAGATCTCGACCTGCGTAAGCGCATCGACCTGATCGTCGTGGGTGCCGCTCGGGAACAGCGCAAGCTCAGTGACGAAGTCGTCAAGCCAGTCGGCGCCCTCGGGGAGGTACCAGTTGCCGCTCTCGACGCTAGGCTGGGTAGCTGCTGCACGCGATTCCTTGCCGCCCTGCGGGTTGACCGGGACTATGCCACCGATCTCCGAGTGGAGGGTATTGATTATCGCCGGGCCGTTGGCCTTGTCCTCGATGAGGATGCGAAACGCCTTCGGGTGCGACCGCTTCAGCGCGCGGATCAGATCACAGGTGCCGCGGAAGTCGAGCGGCCCGGTCCGGTTGTCGAGCACGTAGCGGTTCGCGCCGCGCTCGCCCGCCACCACCAGCGCAGCCACGCGAGATCCGACCAGCGTCGCCTTGAAGCTCGCGTCCACCGAGATGATCCGCCAGTGCAGATCCTTCGGCAGATCGACCGCGGGCTCATCGGTGCAGCCGTCTGGCCGCCGCGTCCCCATGCCCGTCTTGTAGAACCGCCACCAGCGGCGCTTAAAGATGCCGCCGCCCTTCGGCGATGGCCGCCCCTGGTACAGCGCCCACCAATTGTACTCCCCGACCTCGGCGCGCTTCTTCAGCAGCTCAGCGACCGGCCAGCGCCACGGCCACAGCGCCTTGCCGTCGTCGGTCGGAACGATCTCGCCCGACTCCATCAGCTCGCCGAGCGCCGGAAGGTTGATGACCTCCCACTCGCCGGGCTTCTCGCGACAGATGCGGCCGATCAGGTCGTCCTCGCTCCACCTGGTGTGGACCACAATGCATGAGCCCCCAGGCTCGAGCCGGTGCATCACCGTTCCCTCGAACCACTCCCACACCCGCGCGCGGTAAGCGGGCGACTCCGCCTGCTCGCGGCTCGCGATCGGGTCGTCGATGATCAGCAGCTCGGCGCCGCGGCCGACGATCGATCCGCCGACGCCGGCCGCTTTCAGCCCGCCGCCCGTGTCGAGCTGCCATTCCTTGCCGGCGTGCGTGTCCTGGCGCAGCGGTAGCCCGGCGGAGATGGCGAGGTCGCGCGCCCGCTTCGACTTCGCGATAGCCAGGTCGGCCTCGGCAGCGCAGTACATCACCGGCGACGCGGGGTGCCGCGACAGCCACCACGCGATGGCGTGGAGCAGGATCTCCGTCTTCCCGTGACGCGGTGGCAGCGAGATCACGGCGCGGACCGGGCCGTACTCCGCCCGCGAGAACAGCTCTGCCACGCGCGATAGATGCCACGGCTCGACCCACTGAGGGGTGATGCGGTGAACGAACTCGATCAGCGAGCGCCCGCCCAGCGTCGTCTCCAGCGCGTGAAGCTCGGCCCACTCCGCCGGTGTAACGGCGCCCAGGCTGTGCACGTCCGCGGGCATCAGTGCGTCTTGCCGCCCTTCGCCGCGATCTTGTCGCCGACCTCGACCTCGCCCGCCTCGATCAGCTTCCGCACCTCGCTGATCCTCTCGATGACCTCGGGCCGCGAAGAGAACCCCATGCGCCCGAGGTCCATCGCGAATCGGTGCCGGACCTCGAGCTTCTCCGGCTCGAACAGGCCGAAGATCTTCGCGAGGCGATCGATCGCAGCGTTCGCCGAGCGGAGGTCACCGCACTCCATCGCCGCCTGGAAGATGAGCCGCGTCGATTGGATGACCATCTCGAAGTGCATGGGCACGTCCTTCGCGCCCTGCTCCTGCCACGTCTTGTAGATGCGCTTGACCCAGCGCCGGACTGTCGCTTCACCAACGTTGAACTTGGCCGCGACTCGATGAATGATCTCTGCGTGGCAGATCTGGAGCGCCAAGCAGCGTTCGGTGTACCGGTATCCTGGATCGCCAATCACTTGTTTACATGATCACACGGCTATGCCGCGTCGCTCAAGTGCCTTCAAACACGAGCCCAGAGTACGTCATCTCCTGGCCCCCCGTGCTCATGAGACTCCAGGCGCCTAGCACGGTGACCCCGCCATGCGGATCCATCCCTTCAGAGCCTCGCGTGTTGCGAGCCCATCCATGCGGTGCTTGTCGATCTTGCGCGGGTTCCAGTCGGCTGGCTGGAGGTCCTCGACGCGCATGACGGCGAACTCGCGCTCGATGCTCATCCGACGTCTCCGGTCACCGAGACGACATTGATCGGCGACGTCAGCGTTGCATCGACTTCGAGCTCGTTGCCGCCGTCCCACGAGATGGAGAACTTTACGATCTTTCCTTGCTCGACTGCATGTGCCACGCGAGCGATGGCCGCCGCTACCGACTTGGCCAGGACGGCCTGCGCAGGGAGTGGATCACGGCCGCAAAAGCCGAGGCTGCCATCATGGCCAAGTTCACAGCGCCCATTCGCCACGATGGGCCTACCGCAACCACAGCACGGCGGGGGAAGATCGTCCGAGTTTCTCATGTCGATGCTCATCGCTCCTCCTCCACCCTCTCAGCGATCGTGCTGCGCCGGGTGGCCTTCCGCTCGAGGTCCTCGGCGAAGCGATTCTGAAGCGCGATCGATAACTCGCTCGCCCACATCCGCCGCTGCTCGGAGAGCAGGCGCGCGAAGAACCCGGACTTCTCGGTGAACGCCTTGGCGTGTGCCCGACAGAGCGGCACCGCCGACCTGTCGTGAGCCGGCGTTCCGAGTCCCCTCGGCGCCCCCGCACGGACGGCGACGATCTTTCCCTTGCAGTCCTGCCCTACGCAGCACTCCTGCGTCCGCACCCACTCGATGAAGCCCGGGTCCTCGTTCATGGTTCTACTCCGATTGGATGCCCACCACAGTGCTTGATGCTCACGGTCGTGCCGAGACGGCGGGCGCTGAAGTCGTCACTGGCGTTCACGCAGTCGGCGAGCCTTCTCGCCGTGGTGCTCTTACGCCATCCCGGGCGGATCGAGTACCCGTAGCGGTGGCGCGCGAACGGCCGGATCATGTCGCGTCGAAATGTGAAGATCGCGCCTTGGACTGAGATCCAATCGCCAGTCCGCGGGCGATTGGCTATCGTGACGATCACACAGCATGGGCAGTCGCATTCCATACTCTACGACTCCGGCAGTCCCCAGAAGACCTGCACCTTGGTGACATCGGCGATCCGCGCGACCGACTCGCCGACCGCGGTCTGCATGAGCTCGGCCCGGCGATGGATCGTGTAGCTGAATCGCGGGCCCTGGTCGGTGAGCCGGAACGCAATCCGGCACTCGACCTGGTACAGCGAGCCGCCGCGGAAGATCGGAATGCCGAGGCAGAACGAGCGCGGGATCTTCGTGCTCTCCTGCCCGTGCTCGGTCTTGCAGAGCAGGCTCGACTCGCCGGTGGTCGGGTTGAGGCTGCGCTTGAAGGTCCCGGCCGTGTGGATCTGGAGGCTGCGCGCCATCTCGAGCAGCTCGATCGGCCGGGCATGTTCCGCGACGCTGGCCAGATCCTCCATCCGCGCATCGAGCATCTCGGCGAACGCGTCCTGCGTCAGCGGCTTGCCGTCTCCGGCGGTCCAGGTCTGCCATTCCGAGCTGAGCGGCAGCGTGTAGAGCGCGCGGTGCTGGCCCCAGCCCGGCGCCTGCCCATGCGGGCCGTGGTAGTCGTAGATCGCCTGGATGCACGGCTTCTCGGCGTTGGCCCAGATCGCCGAGTCCGGCCCCTTGTTCCGCACGACGTGCGCGCAGAAGCTCGGCTCCTCGTGGTGCATGCTCGTGCCCGTCTTGCGCCGCGGGTGCTCGGCCCGCGCGTCGATGGCGTCAAGTAGCGCTTGCGGCACCTCGAGCTTCTGCCCGCTGTTGAGCAGCACGACCGGGATGCCGTCGCTGTCGATCTCCGCTGCGGTAAAGCATCCGGTGCGACAGTCGAGGGTAGCGGCATCGCTTCCGGCCAGCATCGCCGCGCCGGTTTCCGTTCCCTTGGTCTCTGGCTCCATGGTCCTAATCCTCCCTCGCCGCGCGTAGCGGCACCGTGTTTTTCAGCGACATCGGCTCCGCGATGCCCTTCAGCTCGAGCTGGCGCGGGTCGTCGCGATAGAGCTGGCCGTCGCCCTGCCCGAAGTAAAACATCGCGCCGGGCAGCGCCTTCTTCGGGACCTTGGCTTTCACCTCGGCGGTGACCTTGGCGATGCCGCCGTCCCAGTCCACCGTGATGGTGAGCTGGATCGTGCCTGGCTTCTGCACGTCCTCCACCGCTGCGACTAGCTCGCGCAGCTCTGCGTCCAGCCGATCCGTAACCTTGCCATACCCAAGTCCGTCTACCGTCTCCAGAAATGTGCTCATGGTTCCTCCCTGGCGTTGATC